GATAATATAAAATGGCAACTTTTTTTGTTTCATCCCAAAATGGTAATGACAGTAATGATGGTACATCTGTAGGTACAGCTAAAGCATCTATTTCAGCAGGTATAGGGTTACTTTCGTCTGCGGGTGATATAGTTCGCATTGGTCCAGGATATTATCCTGAAGCTTCATCTATTACTTTTTCAGTTGATGGTACTTTAGAAAACCCAATGCAAATTATAGGTGATCCCGAAGCTCAATTTTTAACAAGTGATAATCCTGGGGAAGTAGTATTAGCTTGTAGAAATGCAGATGGGACTACTGCGGGTCTTTTTACTAAGGTATTAGATTTTACTAATGACGATCATTACTATGTAAAAAATTTAACAATTTTATCAGGAGCCCCTGGAAGTTCTAATGCTAGGTGCGTAAATAGTGCAAATAGTGATGGTATTTATTTTGAAAATTGCCATTTTGTAGGGGGTTATTATGTTGTGGGTGGCGATTCTAATAACGATACAACATTTTATAATTGTTCTTTTATAGGGAGTAGAAATGGTGTTCTTTCAGTAAATTGTATTAATTGCATTTCTATAGGAAGTTTTTATCCATACTATCGATCTTACTTATATAATTGTATTGCTATAGGTGGGTTTTATGGTATAAATGATTGCTATAGCGATGGATATGGAAGTTCAACTTCTGATTATGGGGCAGTATATAATAGCATAGCGATAGGTGCATATTATAATTATAGAAATCCCGCAGGCAATAATATGATATCTTTTGGTGCTTCTGGTAGAGGATTTTATTATGGTAACCATTATGCAATAGGAGCTTATAGTATATATGATGAAAATTCTCATTATGATGGCCAAGTTCAAAATGCTGGTGTGTTTCCTAATGTTAATAGCGGTTCAGAAAGATCAACAGCTTATGCTTTGATGGGCGATAATATAAACGTTAGTCCAGATAGTGCTGAATTTACAGTTACGGGTGTTTCGGGTTCAACTTATATAGGTTACTCAGGTATGGCTAGAGATGTTGCCCATATGCTTAGACTAAGAGTCCCCGAACAATCTGGTTTTGATTTATTACCTACAGGTAGCACAGGAGAAAATTTCTTTTCTACTAAAATTACAGGGTCTACTAATGTAGGTAATAGATTAGAAGCATTACAAGCATTTGTTTCTGGTGCAGGATTAAGATTTGCTGCAAACGCTTTAAAAGATACTTATATCCCACCAGCTGAAAGAGACCTTATAGGTACCCCCCTACAAGGACTATCTACTCAATCAGGTTATCTTGATTATGAAAGAATTAAAGGCGGTTACCCTGGTCCTTACTTTAATGGTAGACATAATTTAGAATTTGGATCAAGTTTTATTTCTAGTAGTGATCACGCAATTAAATTAAGTGATTATGGTTCTTACAACATAGGATCTTATGCACATAATAGTATTACTGCTTCTGTTGGTGTAAAATATAACGCAGGTACTCCCCCTGAAATCAGAATAGTTAACCCAAATACAGGCCATCCTTTAGTTTCACAAGCAGCTTCAGGTACAGGTGATCAAACAGGTGCTTATCAACATTTATCTGTTCAAACAACCGCTTCTGGTCATGTAGATATAGTACTACACAGCCCACATCCCCCTACAAGTGCCCCAACTGATGAGGTACATGGAGGATCAGGTGCTATTGTATATTTTGCAGACCTTAAAATTAATGAAGGATAATGAAATTAGTACAAGGTAGAATACCATTTATTCAAACTCCTGATCAATCTAAACTTGTTCAGGGTAGAGTACCATTTATAAGGACCCCACAACCACAAAAGAAAACAGCAGCAGCAGCGGCCCCCGCAGCAGATGGACCTGATAATTTAGCTTCTTTTAGTGGAGTAGCTAAAGCTAGTATTGCATCAGTAAATGGAGTTGCTCTTGCAAGTATTGCATCAATAAATGGTGTTTCTTAATTTTAACATATATGTATATTCAAACATAAAAATTTAAAAGTTATGGCAATTAAAGAATCAAAGACATTAGAAGCTCAAGAATTAAATGCTCTTAAAGAATTAAGAAAAAATATTAATACTCTTACTTTTCAAAGAGGGCAAATAGGGTTAGCTGAAGATAATTTAGAATTACAAAAAATTACAATTCAGGAAGAAATGCAAAAATTAGCCCAAGAAGAAAATAAAATATCTACAGAACTTTTTGAAAAATACGGTAAAGGTAATGTTGATTTAGATGCAGGTACTATCACTCCAGTAGAGTAAATTAATATTTGTTTTAATTATTTTTTAGATATTTATTACTGGTCTGAACCCTGTTAATGTTTTTGACAGATAAGTCCATATTTATATACAACAACGTAATCTAAAAAATAATGGCTGAACAAATAGTATCACCAGGAGTATTTCAGAGAGAAACTGATCAATCATTCATAACACCTGCCCCGGTAGAAGTAGGGGCAGCAATAGTTGGCCCTGCTGTAAGAGGTCCTGTAGAAAGACCTACAGTAGTAACCTCTTTTGCTGATTATAAAAATAAATTTGGTACAACTTTTGTATCCGCTTCTGATAACTTAGAATTTTTTACCTCTATAGCAGTACAAAAATTCTTTGCTAATGGAGGTAATAGTATATTAGTTACTAGAGTAGCTACTGGTTCATTTACTGGTGCTACAAGTACACATATTTCTGCTTCGGATAAAGCGAGTACTCAACCCTTTACATTAGAAACATTAGGTACTGGAGAGGTAATGAATAACTCAACCGCTCTTTTAGATGGTGGTAAACAGTTTGGAGATGGATCATTAATGACAGGTTCTAGAGATAATTTAAGATATGAAATTTCTGGAATTAATAATACCGCGGGTACTTTTAATGTATCAGTGAGAAGAGGAGACGATAACCGTCAAAATAAAATAGTATTAGAAACATTTGTAGGTTGTAGTTTAGACCCAAAATCTGATAATTTTATCTCGAAAGTAATCGGTGACCAAACTACAGAAGTTACTACACAGGAAGGTCAAACATTTATCAAAATTGTAGGTGATTACGCTAATCAATCTAAATTTATAAGAGTAGCATCTGTAAATCTAAAAACAGATGATTATATACTTAATGATGGAAGTGTAGGTACTGACGCTGTTGGCATACCTTATAGTGCAAGCTTACCAATAAACCAAAGTGGATCTTTCTTTGATGGCACAGGTACTAACGATTCATCTGGTGGTGCAAATGGTCCTCTAAATTGTTTTGAAAATATAAATAGTGATAACGCCCAAGGCTTACAAGCAAGCGATTACACAACAGCTCTAAATATTCTTAAAAATACAGATGAATATAGATTTGCTACTTTAACTCTACCAGGAATATATAATGCCGATTATGCAGGAGCAGTAGCATCAGCTGTGGAACTTTGTGAAACTAGAGGTGATTGTTTTTATATTGCCGATATGGTACCCTATGGTTCAAATGTAACAACCGTTACAGGTGAAGCAGGAGAGTTAAATACTAATTTTGCTGGTACTTACTGGCCGTGGGTTAAAGTCCCATCTACAGAATTAAGTAGAAATGTATGGGCACCCGCTTCAACAGTAATGCAAGGTGTATATGCCTTTAATGACCGAGTAGCTGCTCCATTCTTTGCCCCAGCAGGATTAAATAGAGGTGGCTTACCTATTGTAAGATCAGAATTTAAAGTAACACAAGCTTTAAGAGATAAATTATATGATAATAAAGTTAACCCGATTGCTACCTTCCCAAGAGTAGGACCTGTAGCATTTGGCCAGAAAACACTACAGAAAAAAGCAAGTGCTTTAGACCGTATCAATGTTAGAAGATTATTAATTACTCTTAAAAACTTTATAGGTGATACTTCTAAAAACTTAGTATTTGAACAAAATACAACTCAAACTAGAAATAGATTCTTAAACGCAGTAAATCCATTCTTAGAATCAATACAACAAAGACAAGGTTTATTTGCCTTTAGAGTTGTAATGGATGAAACTAATAACACTGCTGAAGCAATAGATAGAAACCAATTAGTAGGCCAAATATTTATTCAACCTACTAAAACAGCTGAGTTTATAATATTAGATTATACAATTCAACCAACGGGAGCTACATTTAACGACTAAAAGTTTAAGAACATTATATTTATAACAAAATAACAACACAATGGCAATATTAAGTTCAGCAGATATGTTCTATACGGCTTACGAACCTAAGCTACAAAATAGATTCATATTTTATATAGACGGTATTCCTGCTTATCTAATTAAATCAGCAGATAAACCTAAATACACCGCAGAAGAAGTAGTTCTTGACCATATTAATGTAAAAAGGAAAGTTAAAGGTAAATCCGACTGGACTCCTATTACTTGCACATTATATGATCCTGTAACCCCTTCGGGAGCCCAGGCAGTGATGGAATGGGTTCGCCTCCACCACGAATCAGTAACAGGTAGGGATGGTTATTCTGATTTTTATAAAAAAGATATTAGATTCAATACTTTAGGCCCTGTTGGTGATGTAGTAGAAGAATGGATTTGTAAAGGTGCTTATGTAACTAATGCTGAATTTGGAAATGGTGATTGGACTTCATCTTCGCCTATGGAAATTAGCTTAACAATTGCTATGGATTATGCAATCTTAAATTACTAAGATTCTTAACATAAATAAATTAAGAGGTGCGCAAGCACCTCTTTTTTTTACATATGTATATGCAAACATATAAAGTTGCAATATGGAAAATAAATCACTATTCCCCACAGAAGAAGTTACATTACCTTCAAAAGGATTAATATATCCTAAAGATAACCCATTAGCTAAGGGTGTACTTGAAATGAAATATATGACCGCTAGAGAAGAAGATATTCTTACTAACGATAGTTATATTAAAAATGGAACTGTAATAGATAAACTATTACAATCATTAATTATTACACCCATTAATTATAATGATTTAATTATAGGTGATAAAAATGCAGTTATGATAGCTGCTAGGGTATTAGGCTATGGTAAAGATTACACTTTTGAATATGGAGGTGAAGAACATACAGTAGATCTTACTGAAGTAGCTGATAAAGAACTTAAAGAAGAACATTTATCAGAAAAAGGTAAAAATGAATTTGAATTTACTTTACCTACTTTAAAAAAATCTGTTACTTTTAAACTTTTATCTCATGGAGATGAAAGAAAAATTCAAAAAGAATTAGAAGGAATCAAAAAAATTCAGAAAGAAAAACCAGAACTTACAACTAGATTAAAACATATGATCCTATCTATAGATGGTGATTACGAAAGGAAAACCATAAGAGAGTTTGTAGATACGCATTTATTAGCTATAGATGCTAGAGCATTAAGATCTTACATCAAAGAAATACAGCCTGATGTAGATTTAACTTTTGATCTGGAAAATGAAGCTGGAGACGTGAAAGGCGTTAAGATCCCTATTGGGATCAGCTTTTTTTGGCCTGACACCGAAATATAAACTTCAAGTTTATCAAGAAGTTCATGATTTAGTCTATTATGGAAATGGAGGCTTTATATATTCTGAAGTATATCAAATGCCTATTCATATTAGAAGATATCATATTCGTAAAATAGATGTTTTGCATAAAAAACAAAACGAAGAGTTACAAAAAGCAAGAGAAGGTTCAACCACTACTTCTAGTGTGCCAAAAATGCCTAACATTAATAAAAGATAAATCTTCTTATATTTATAATAAACACCCTATGTTAATTTAAATGGCAGAAATTGATGATATAAATGAAGGAGCAGAAAACTTAAGGGGCACAATGTCCGAATTAAGGGATGTTATTAAAGAATTAGCACAAGTCCTTGAAAAAACATCTTCTACAGCAGGGGATATGGCTCAAGCTTTACAAGAGGCTGCTGAAGGTGCCGAAAAAAATAAAGACTTAACAGAGGAAGAAAATGATCTATTAAGTGACACTGAAAAATTCTTCCAAAGAATTATTGATGCGGAAGAAAGAAGGGCAATGCTCCAACAAGCGGGCTTACAGATTGGGGCAGCTTTCCTTAAACAATTAATTGCAGTTGATAATGAAACATCTAGTATAGGTAGAAGATTAAATCTATCTAAAGAGGAAAGTGCAGCTTTAAAACAAGAATTTGCCGCCGCTGCTTTTCAGGCTGGAGATATAGCTGTTAATTCTGTAAGAATAGGTAAAGCACAAGTAGCTTTAAATGACCAGTTAGGAACTTCAGTACAATTTAGTAATGAAATAGCTGCTACTTTTTCAAAATTAACAGAAATAGTAGGTTTATCGGCTGAAGCTGCTGCTAGTTTAGCTTTCCAAGCTCAAAGATCAGGTGAAACTTTTAGAGAAGTAGAAGAAAATACTTTAGCAGCTTCTTATAACCTACAACAACAAGCAGGAGTAGCATTAGATTTAAAGGGCGTTTTAGAAGCTACTGGTAAAGTTACAGGCCAAGTAAGAGCAAATTTAGGTGCTAATCCAGAAGCTATATCAAAAGCAGTTACAGCAGCTAAATTATTTGGTGCTGAATTAGATGATATTGTAGCAAGTTCTAAAGCATTACTTAACTTTGAAAGCAGTATTGAAAGTGAATTAGAAGCTGAATTACTAACAGGTAAACAACTTAACTTAGAAAGAGCAAGAGCATTATCACTAGCGGGCGATCAAGAAGGATTAGCACGTGAGTTAGCAGCCCAAGCAGGTACATTTAGTGAATTTAGTGATTTAAATGTAATACAACAAGAAAAATTAGCAGCAGCTTTTGGTATGAGTTCTGATAAATTATCAGATATACTCTTTAAACAAGAAACTCAAGGTATGAATGCTAAAGAGTTAAGAGCTCTTGGTAAAGATGAATTAGCTGACCGGTTAGAACAATTAAGTACACAAGAAAAAATTACATTAGCCCAAGAAAAACTCGCAACAGTACTAGGAGATATTGCAACTGTAGCTCTACCAATAATAGAAGGATTTGGGGCTCTTGTAGGATTTATTGCAGAATCAAAAATAGCATTATCTGGTTTAGTTGGCATTTTAGGAGCAATAGCAATTAAGTCTATAATAAATGCAGTTGCTCAAATATTTGGAAGTGCTTTTACTTTAGGACCTGTAGGATTTGCATTAGCAGCAGCAGGAGTAGCAGGATTATATGCGGCTATTGGATCTGCAGAACAACAAGTTGCTGATGGTATAGCCCCTCCGGGTGGTGGTCCTTTCAAAATTACAGATAAATTTGGTGCTACCGCTGTTACTGCTGCTGGTGATGGTATAGCAGTATCACCTAATATTAATAAAACTCCTCCTTCACAACCTATAGTAATCCAAAATAATTGGGATGCTTTCCAAGCTTCTAATGGCAATGGCCGTAGAGGATTAGGGGGTACTCAAGCACTTCAAGCAAGTCCTACATTTGCTTAATATTTATAACAAAACAACACAACTATGGCAATTAAAAATTTAGAATCACTTTATGACTTAGTAGGGGGTGGTCCCATTAGTGATATGGAAAATCAAACGGGTCCTAATTTTCCTATTGTAGGTCCTGGTGTAGAAAGAGGAGCATATCCTTTTAATATACCTGCTAATTCTCAATTACATGCTGGCCCCGGTGTCGACCAAGCAGGTAGATCTTTATTAGGTCCAAATTAT